ATCGCCCGCCGAGGGGACCGTGGCCGGCGCTTGTGGCTGTTCCGCGCTGGGCGCCCCCGGCTGGCCATCGGGGCCGGGAGAACCGGAAGCGCCCACTTCGGCATTGTCATTTTGTCCGACGATGCCTTGTCTCGGCCCGATTCCTACTCGCGCGGCACCATGAAACGGCGTCCATCCGGTTTTTGGCACCTGTGACAACGCGTAGTCGATGCCCGCCCGCTCGTTCTGCGGCTGGCTAGGATCAAGCCCGGTCGAGCGCTTGAAGTCATCGCCCATGCCGCCGCCAACATGAAGCTGTAGCGCGCCGAACGACGTACCTTTGTCTCCTACGGGGTTTCCAAGACCTTCCGAGGCCGCCACCTTGACGGCGACATCGGGGGCGATGCCGTAACGCTGCGCCTCCTGCCGAATATACGGCACCAGCCCGCGCGGATCGCTGATCCCGCTCGACATTCCAGAGCCGCCCGGAGCTGGGCTAAAGCTAGTCGGATCTGGCGCCGGTTCGGCCATCGGGATTTTGGTCGCACCCGGCAAGGTTGGCATCATGCCGCCCGTACCGCCGAGAAGCTGCGACCATTCGGCATTTCCGGCCTGCTGCGTCTCCTGCTGCTGCTGCTGCTGGCGCTGCTGGTTTTGCAGATAGACCTGCAACATCGCGCGCCGGATCTGCGCGTCCTGCTGCTTCTGATAGTTTTCCGAGATCAGCCCGGCGCCTTGGCCGAGTCCCGCGAGGATACCGCCGAGGTTCAACGCCATCGGTCAACTCGCCGGCAAAAATGATGCAAGGGTGCCGAACAAGCCCGGCCCCGCTACGCCGCTCCCTGCGATGTCGGAAGTCGCGCCAGTCAACAGGTTCGTGTTAATCCCGGCCCCAAGCCCGGTGCCGGGCGCGATAATGCCCCCTGCCCCGCTGCCAAACAGACCGCCCCCGCCACCGCCGAACAGGCTGTTAGCACCGCCGAGCAGCGGCCCGACACCGCCGATGGTTTGCCCAAGCTGATTGACGCCCATCTGGCCGAGTTGCCCGGAAAGCTGCGAGGCCGACTGCCCAAGCCCCATGTATTGCATCAGGTCCGACATCAACTGCTGCGGCAACTGGTACTGATTGTTGCCAAGCTGCGTCGTTTGGTTCAGCGCGTTGAGCGCGTTCGTTCCCATCGTCGTGCCGGTCGAGTACGGCTGGCCCGCGAGCGAGGTCAACTGGCCCGCCGCCGTGCCCCCGAGGTTCTGAGAATTGATGAGGCCCGCACCGGCTCCGCCGAGCAGCGACGACAGCCCAGCCGCCCCCTGCACCCCCGCCACGTTCTGCTGGCCGAGCGCCGACAAAAGCTGCCCGATGTTGCTACCGTAAAGGCTGTACGGCGCAGCGGCGGAACTTGCTGCCAACCCCGAGGCTCCGGTGAACCCCGGCAACGCCGATCCGAGGCCGGTCGTCCCCGCCTGTAGCTGCTGATTGAGAAACGGCGAGATCGCACCAAGCTGGCCGAGGTATGCTTGGCTCGGCAACGCACCGCTCGATGCCGCCAATCCCGGCGCGGCCTGCAACAGAGGCGAGGCCGCCCCCGCCGCCGTGGCCTGCCGGTTCAGTTGGTTGTTCTGCCAGTTGATGTCGAAATTGCCGAGCGCATTGCTGGTCACGCTCGCCCCGTAGGGCGTGCCCGCCACTCCCGACATCGCGTTGACCGCGTTCGATTGGTCGAGAAGCTGCTGCTGCGTCCGGTTGAACAGCGCCGATTGCGGATCGAAGCCGCTCTGCAACAGCGACTGCCCGGCATTACTGAGACTCTGCGCGCCGCCGGCACCGTACCCAGCGCCCGCGCCTGCGCCCGCCTGCGCTGTCGGGTAATACGGATTTGCCTCGGCCATCCCGGCGAGTTGGCCGTACATCGGATTTTGCGCCAGGCCGGCTACATTCGAGGCGAGATTGCCGAGCTGCCCGGCACCGTAGCCGCCGATCCCCGCCGCCTGCCCCGCTCCCGCCATCGCCGGCGCGAAATACGGATTGTTTTGCAACGCCGAGATCGAGGCTCCGTAGAGCGGCGAGAAGGCGTTGTTCAGGACGTTGCTCGCGTAGGGCAGCGCCCCGCTTGCCGCGCCGCCCAGCGCCGAACTCCCGCCCACCCCCTGCCCAAACAGCGTCGGGGCATAACTCGCCGCCATCGAGGCGGCCATCTGCGCCTCGTTCGCCGCCGTCGTGGGGTCAAACGTCGTGCCGCTCGGGAGCAGGAACTGGTTGGCGAATTGCTGCGCCTGCGGGTACGCCACCCCGGCGGGCGTTGCGCCCGGCGTCTGCGGGAAATTCTGCGCAATATTGCCGAGAGTCGCGCCGACTTGAGGCTGGCCAGGCGGAATAAAGACGGTGCCGCCGCTGCCGGTGCCGCCGCTCGATGCCGGTCCCATCAGAGCACCTTGAAGAAGATGGTCGAGCGCGGCTCAAACCCGAGAGCGAGGAAGAACGGCATCAGCGGCCGGCCGGCATTGTCATGCGCCATCACGACGCGCACTCCCTTGGCTCGCAACCCGGCGAGAGCGGTGCGCCACATGCGAAAACCGATACGGCTATTATCACGAAATGGCGGCGCAAGGTAGTGGCCGCAATCGAACGCAAAGAGCGTTCGGCGCGACGTAAAGTGGGGATGAACCTGAAAAGCGATGAACCCGGCTAGGGTGCCGTTCACCCGCGCCGTCCAGATCAGCAACTGGCCCTCGCCCTCCATGCGCTTGAGCCAATCCCAATCGACATCGAGCGGGGCAGCGTCTTTGACGGGGCTGAGTTCCTCCCAATAGGCGAGGATCAAATCCTGCACGTTCGCGCCGGTGAGGATGTCGGCCAGCTTCTCCCAGCCGAAGCGGACGCGCTCAGCCACGGCTCACCCGCCGCACCCGGCCGCGGTAGAGCAGCACATTCCACCCCGTCCGCTTAGGGTGCAAGGGAATGTAGGCCCAACCCCACGACGACCACCGTCCCGGCAGCCACAAGAAACGCGGCAAAAACCACAAGGGCGAGGCCGTGACCGTGAAACTCCCACCGTGGGTGATGCGAGTGGTCGCGGCCCAAATGAGGCAGTTGCACAGCCGGGGGTGCCAGTTAGGGCTCGACCCCCGGCGCGACGGTCACGACCACGCCCGAGGGAGCGACCGTCGCATCCCGAAGCGTCACCTGCTGCGTCGATCCGTCGTCGAAGTGCACGAGCACATGATCGCCCTTGCGCTTGCCGGCCATCGTCGCGTGGATCAGCGCGTGCAGCGAGTGGGCCACCTCTTTGCGATCCGGGGTGTCCGCTCCCGTAAATTCGACCTTCGTGATGTTCGCCATGTGATCCTCCTTCAAAAACCGTATGGGCCGGGCATCATGATTAGGGTGGCGAGCGCCAGAAACGCAATAGCAGCGATGATGCCGACCACGATCATCCGGCCGCGCCGCGTCATCCGTCCACCCCTTGCGCTTCCCAATAGGACTGCGCGTTGTCCCAGGCCTGCGGGTAGGCGTGGTCATCGACCGCCGAGAGGTCGCGCAATACGCCGCCGACGCCGCGGTTATACGAATCCGCCCATTCCTCGTAGGATGGGTCTCGGTTGAGCCTCCCGGTAAGCTGCTCCCAATAAACCTTGGCGACCTTCATCCCCGTACGCAGCCCGATTTCCGGGTCGTACATCATCTCGGGGTTCGTGATGTTGGCGTCCACCTGCCGCGCGGTCGACGCCAAAACCTGCATCAGACCGTAGCTCCCCTCGCCCAAGCGCGACTCGTAGCGGTAGGCGTGCGGCCGGAAGGCGCTCTCGATCTGGCAGAACGCCATTACCTCGGACGGATTGAACCAGGAGGCGAAGTCGCGGTCGTTGACCTGCTTCACGAGGTCGAGAATTTGCTGCTGTTGTGGGGTCATGCTCACGACACATCCTGCACGACGTAGTAGACCCAGATCGTCGCGGTGCTATCCCCCGTCGTGCTGCTATCGGCGCCGTCTGTTAGAATAAGCGGTTGACCGATAGGCGAGACTGCGTTTCCCGCCGCCTGTGAACATATGCTGCCGGATGCGGCATCGTTTTTTGTGTTGTTAAGAACATCGCCGAAAATAGCGCTAGACCCTGACGCGGGCGAGCCTAAATCGAATGACCCACTTCCACTGAAGTAATTGGCTGCTCCAAGCGCCAAATATGGATGTGATGTGGTGAATGCGACCGAATTGAAGTTATACTTTATTGCCCCCGCTACCGGGACAATAAGTTTCCCCGCCTGCCCTGTAATAATGACAGGCGGATTTGAAAACAACGCATTCAAATCCGCCGACGACAGATCGACGCGGGCGACCTGCAAGCCGCTGCCCCCCGCGACCAGCGCATTGATCTGAAGCTGAAGGTCGTTGACCAGTTTGCGAAGCGAGGCTACGTCCTGCGGGCCTTCGTTCAGCGCTGCCATCTCCCTACGTCCTTTCTTCCGACCGAAGATCACGCTCCTGCTGCCGCCCCTCGGCGTGCGCCGCCTTCAGAAGCTGGTCGAGTCGGCTGTTGAGCGACAGGTGGATACCATCGAGCCGTTTCAGCATTGCGACAAGCCCGATAATGGCCGTAGCGCAGGAAAGCGTCGCCGCCATCAGGGTCAGGAGCCGAAGGGCTGTGTCCTCGGTCATCCCCCTATATTACGGGAAGAAATGGACTTTGAGAAGAAACCCGAGGGTTGTAACGACGACGGTCACGATGAGCCAAGCGACCTTTTCAACGCGGGCGCCCCGCTCGTCGCACGCCGCCATGTGCATCCGTAGGGTGGTCTCCATGATCGTAACCCGCTGGGACAACTCATCTCGCCGATCAAACGTTCGTCGGTCGGGAAGGTTCTGCTGCATCGGGTATCTCCGGTCATGCTACCATAGAAACGCAGAGACGAGAGAAACGATGGCGGCGGCCCAAAGGACGGCCTCGATACGACGGCTCCACTGGATCTCGTCGAGAATGTTCATCCCGGAATTTGGTGTATGCGGAACAATGCGGTGGCTGTCAATGATAACGCTCCCGGTTCTCGCGCTCGGCGCGTCTGCGGTCCTAGCTGATCTCGTCGGGTGGGGGCATCAATGGGGCAGCCTGGCGATCCTGATGGCGGTGTTCTTCGGGCTGCGGGAGATGGGCGATGCCGGTTGGCGGCGGCTGTTGACGGCGGCGCTCGTGTTCAGCGTCTTCGTCGCCGTACTCGCCGTCGTGCAGGTCTGGTTCGTGCCGCGGTCGCGCGGGCCGTTTGCGTCGCCCAATACCCTAGGCGCGTTCGCTGTGCTAATGTTCTTCTTGGCTGTGGCTTGCGTACCCGAGGGTGGTCTGCTCCGTGTGCGGGACCCGGTTCGATTCCGGGCGGGGGCAGTCGCAGCCAACCTTCTCTCGCTCGCCCTGTCGCAGAGCCGCGGCGCGATCCTCGCCCTCGGGGCGGGGTTGGCCGTCCTGGCCCTGCGCCGCCCTCATGCTGACAGGCACGACCGGATTGATGCCGTGGCGATCATCGTCGTTGCCGCCGGCGCTGCCTGGCTGATGCGCCCCGAGATCGACCCGTTCCGCCTCCACGTATGGCAATGGGGATGGTCGATCTGGATGGACCGGCCGCTGACCGGCTGGGGGATCGGCGGCGTTTGGGTCGTCAATGGCGGGCGCTACTACAGCGTACCTCTCGAATGGGCGATGCAGACCGGAATCATCGGCTTGGAGGCAGCCGCTTGGCTCTACGTCGCCGCGGTGCGCCGTGCATGGGACCAGCCGGCGATGCTTGCCTTCCTCGCCGCGTGGCTCGTGCAGGGCATCTTCCTGTTCTCGATCCCCGCGACGATCATCCCGTTCTTCGCGGTGTTGGCATACCTCGACCGGCCCGATCGCGAGCCGGCATTGGCCGAGCCGGTGCAGGCGATACTACTGGCTAGAATACGGGAACGAAGCCTTGCACGCCGCCCGGCGTCATCACCACGAGCCAGCGCTGGACGGTGGTGTGCGCGTTCAGCGGCCCGACAGACGACATCGCAGTAGCCGTCGTCCCGTTCGCCGCAAAAGCGCCGGGGCCGAGAAGCTGCAATTCGCCGCCGTTGGCGTTCAGCGTGACCCATTGCAGGATGTAGTTGTTCAGATACGAGAACAGCGATCCCGTGTCCTGCGGCCCGGTGATCGGCGCTGCCGCAACTGTCCCGATGACCGCGAGCGCAGCACCGGCGAAAAGCCCCTGTAGCAAACGCTTCATCGTAAACCCCCTCTCAGTTCTCGTCTTCCTGATAGCCCTTCGGCACGATGTCGCCCTGGGCGTTGACGCTCTCCGTCGCGCTCGTCACCCCGGACGTGAACTCGATGGTCAGCGCGTTGCCGACGCTGGCGCGGATGTCGATGTTGTCGGCCTCGACATGGCCGCCGCCGTTGGCAACCATCGCGAAGTTCGCCGCCCAAATGATCGTCCCCGAGCCGCTGCCCCCGTCGCGGATCACCGCCTCGGCTGTCCCCGCCGACGTGCCAGCGACCGAGACCTGCAACGAGCGCAGCCGCAGCTGGGATTCGCTGACCCCGGCGCTGATGGGGGCCGCCTCGCTTGCGGTGGCCGCACCGCCCGCCGAGCTGGTGTTCGTGATCTGCCAGGGCCTACCGGGCATGGGCTTGCCTCACGGGTTACTCGGCCATCCGGCCGCGATTCAGACGATCCAAAATAGCGCGAGCAGCCTTAACGCAGCAGCAATCGGGGAGCAAAGACGGGATTGTAGTGCCGCAAAACTCGCACGCAACATGCTCTCTAATCGTAGCGGCAAGTTCCGCGACTTGGGCTGGAACGTCAACAGCCACGATATTTGTCCTCTACGGGTTGGACGGCCATCCGGCCGCGATGTTGACCGCCTCGACGACGGCGACGGTGGCCGCCCCCGCAATCGCGGCGCGGAGTGTACGATAATTGTTGGCGATCTGCGCAAGAAATGTTCCGACCTGCCCGGAGGTCAAGCCGGTCGCCGTGCCACCTCGGATGAAGGCGGCGAGGTCGAACGCCGCATCGAACACGGCATCGAGCGCGGCCAGCTTCCGTGCCTTGTGCCAAGAAAGTTCGGCCGCCGATCCCGAGTATCCCGAGATCAGCGATGTCGCGGCGCTCTCCATCGCCGAAGTAGCGAAATGCACAGCGCCGGCGGGATCGACTTCAAAATGAATGCCTGCGGCATAGAGCGTATCGGTCAACCCAAGCGCCGTGATCTGAGAGAGCGCCAACGCCATCAACTGCTCCATACACCAAAGATTGGAGCGTTTGTTGCTATTGCAGTTGTCGGCGTGGTGGCCGGATCAGCGAACGCCGCAGAACCGCCAGCGACGGTGTATCCGGTTAGCGCGTTGTTGTTGTTGATGTGGCCTGTCAGGACCGCCGATCCGACAAGGGCCGTGCTGGCGATTGAACCGATGCCGGGCGTGCCGGTGCCACCAGCGGTCCAGATCGCTTGCATCGACTCAAAATACCAACCCGGCTCAAGATACACAGGGCTTGCAAGCGAAGCCGAGGCGACAACGGCATTGGCTGCAAAGGATTGGTTCGCTGTGCCGAGAACTCCAAAATCGGCAAGCAGTTTGCCGGGATAGCCGTTGGTCGAGAGGATCGAGTAGAGTCCAGCATAAAGGTTGTTGTTTTGCCCTGTGTAAGTCGCTGTGATCTTGGCGCGCGCTTTCACAGCAAGGATCGGCGCGGCGAGATAGAATGGCAGGTAATAGATTGTGCCATTAGCCAGCGATAGCGAGTTGAGCGCTGTGCCGGCGATGAAAGGGATGATGCCAATACCGAGACGGCTGATCGTCGTCGAGGCCGCACCGCTGAACGGCACACCCCGCATCGTCTGCGCGCGGACTGGTCCGATCAGCACCAGCACATTCGCGGCCGTCCCGACGCTGATCGCGCTCGGTGCGTTGAAATTGAAGGTCGGAGTGCTCGTGTTCTCGCTCGTGGCAGTCCAGTAGATCGCCGTACGCGCTAGTGTCGTGTGCGCGATGTCGGCGCCGAGGGTCAGCAGACCGACGCCTTCTTCCTCCTGCGAACGGGTTGTGAATGACGAGTTGGTGAACTCGATAATGTTGTACGAGACGGGGAAGGATTGAGTTGTGCCGAGGCCCTGCCCGGTATAGCCAGCGAAAGGATCAACGCCACCAGGCGGCGCGGGGCAGGCGGCACACGTCAGCGTCCCGGTGCCTGTGGTGGAGGTGCCGCAAACGAAGGCATCGCGCGGCAGCATCGAGCCGGATGCGCCGGTGGCGCCGGTCGAACCCGTGGCGCCGGTGGCGCCGGTCGAACCCGTGGCGCCGGTGGCGCCGGTCGAACCCGTGGCGCCGGTGGCGCCGGTCGAACCCGTGGCGCCGGTGGCGCCGGTCGAACCCGTGGCGCCGGTGGCGCCGGTGGCGCCGGTCGCTCCTGTTGATCCTGTCGCCCCGGTAGCCCCCGTCGCTCCTGTAGCCCCGGTGTGGCCTGTTGGCCCTGCCGGGCCAGCACCACCAGCCGCACCTGTTGCTCCGGTCGCGCCAGTGGGGCCGACCGTCCCGGTACCGCTCGCCGTTCCCGTGCTGCTGAGCGTGCCTGCCGCGAGTAGAAGCCCCTCGCCGACCTGTACGAGGCCGGTTCCGAAGGGGCCGCTGCCGAGCAGCGCCCCGCCGCGTGCTCCCTGCCCGGCCGCCATGCGTCAGCGCTTGGACTTGGCGGCCTTGCGACCCTTTGCCGTCGTCTTGCTGCCGCGCATGAGACCGATCTTGTTCAGCGTTCCGTAGACAGCGCTCTTGTTGTCGCCGTACTCGCGCTTCAGCTTTGCCTCCACGTCAGCGACGGCGGTCTTCTTCCCGCTCGGCGTCCGCTTTGGCATCAGCCGCGCTTCCGGGGCTTCTTCGCCATCTTCATCGGGGGCATCTTGCCCATCGGCATCCGGCCCGGCATCGGTGCGGAGCCGCCCTTCGGCATCTTCGGCTTGTTCTTCGACTTCATGTTGCCCCTCCTTGTCAAACCCGCGAATGAGGATGAGGTCTGCATCAGACGATTTTCACAAAACCGCCGCTGTTCCACAGCGCCCCCGGCGGCAGGCCCGTGGGCGAAGTCGGCAATCCGGTTCCCCCAGCTTGACGCTGAATAAGCACGCACCCACCACTGGATACTGTTGTGTCGCCGGGGATCAGATAGACGTTCCCTTGCCGCGACGTGCCAGCATTTCCCGCCTGCACCACCGCATCGCCGCCGGCCGACCCGCCGGCAGCATCACCGCCCAAGATAACCGCCGGAGCCCCGTTGCTCGTTGCTGCATCAACGCCGCCCGACAGCACGCCGCCGCCCCCGGTGAACGGGCTTTCGAGCAACAGTTTTGCCCCCGCCAAACCGGAATGCACGCCGCCCGAAATCACTAAATCGGTATCGGTCGGGGCCGTATAATTGTCGGTCACAACCGAACTGGTGATCGCCACCGTGCCGCCGGCGGTCGTGATCCCATTGCCGGGATTGACCGCGATAGCGCCGCCAGAAATGACGAGGCCGCCGCTGATCGGAAGCGCCCCCTGCGTGTCCGAGGATGTCCATTCGGCCAGCGTTCCCGCTGAACCCGAGCCGGTCACGCCGCCCGAGGTCGAGACAGTCGAGCCGGAAACCGTGAACCCGCCCGCAAAGGTGATCGGGCCTGCAATCGTCGTTGTCATGCGGGATACCAAGTCGTGTTGATGGCACGATACTGCCACGCGAAGGCCCCGAGCGCGGCCAGCGTAAACCCGCTGCCGACGACGCTCGCGCCACCCGGAGCCGTCACGGTCAGGGCCGCGATGTCCTGCGTCGTGGAGGTCGAGAACACCTGAGCGTCGAGCGGCGAGGGGGGCAACACCACGGTCAAGGCCGCTATCGCGGTAGCGGGATCGACCCGAAATGCGCCGAGGCCGGCGGTCGCGGTCAGCGTCGCGCCATCGACCGGCTGCTGATAGCTGTAGCTCGGATAGGAGAGGTCTTGCGGCTGGATCTTGTAGCTGACGCCAGCCCGCGTCACCACAAGGATGTCGCCCGGCTGGAACGGCGACGGCAGGCCGGTGACGCCGGTGGCGAATACGCTGTATTTCTCGCTCGGGCTCGGCATCTCTTACCCCGGCGTCAGAAGCGTGGTGCCGGCATTGTCGGATAGGATCGTCACGCCGTCGTCGGCCAAGAGATACCCCGGAGCCGCCGCGACGATCGGGCTGTTGTACCCTAAAATCTCGTAGCGAAAATAGAAATTGCCGAGCCGCACCGTGTCGTCGCTCTGCCCCGACGCTGCGAACTGCATCTGCTTGAAAACGATGGGCTTGTGCCAGTAGAGCGGCAACTGGCGGAAATTGAGGTCGCCCGTCGGCAGGCTCACGGAATCGAGCACGTCGCCGTCCTCGTCGAGCACGCTGACGTTCACGAAGACATCGGCGGCGATGGCGATCGAGCCTTCGACCATCGCGTTCATCACGATCTGGCTGTTGTCGGGCAGCAGCGTGGTCTCGGCCGACCACGACAGCGGCGAGCCGTTCTCGACATAGCCCGAGGCGTTGTTGGCAAACCAGTCGCTTTGCCAGAGTGAGGCATCGACCGCTAGCGGGGCCGTGACGAAGGTGTTGCGCCACGGCTGGATAAGGCGGGCCGGGAAGCTGTGAGGGCCGTGGAATACCTTGCGGCGCAGGTCGAACCACCATTCCTGAAAAGGCGCCCCGACCACGTCGCCGTTCTGCACGGTTATCCTGAGAACGCCGCCATTGGCCGCAGCGCAGATGCGCGACGGATAGACCGCAAACTGGAAGGGCGACACGATCCCCTCGCCGCCCTCGCCAACCGGGGGCGAGACGGTACCGTTGAAGCCGATGATCCGCAACCCCTCGGGACTGACGAAGGAGAGGCCGAGTTCGCTGGGCGTGATCGACAGCGGCGCGGCGGTCCCGGTCGCCACCGGGAGCAGGTTCATCGTCAGGTTGCCGGTCGATTGATCGCCGACGATCTGCTGCATCGAGGTCACGCCTTGAAAGGCGATCAAGCCCTCGACGATGCCGCCGGTCAACGGCACCCCTAGCAGCAGCGGCCCAAGCGAGGTAATCGCCGCGCCATCGGCCGGCGTCAACGCCTGCACCCCGAGGCTGTTGGTGACGACACAGGGCAGGAGCGAATCCGAGAAGACGACACCGTTCAACCCGAGCGCATACCACGCCCGCCTGTTCATCTGCGCGACGCCGAGCGGCACGGAGGGCAACGGATTGCGAGCCGTGTCACCAGCGCCCCACAACGGCGCCGTGCGCGTGCCGCCGGCTATCGTGATCGACGTGCCGTTGGCCGTCGCCGTCGCCGCCTGGCTCAACTCGATGAAGTTGCCCGCGACGTTGAAGTGGATCGTCGCCGTCGTCAATGCCGCCTGGCTGATCGTGATCGACGTGGCGCTGTTGATCGCCGTTACCATCGTGCCCGGCGGGATGCTGGTGCCTAGCGTGTCGGTGATCGGCATGCCGACGAAGATGTTGGCGGTCGTGCCGTTGACGATGCTGTCGATTGTCGTGTTGCCGTGCGTGTCCCCTTGAAACATGACCGGCCCGGCCGCGTCCATATCGACGATCGCCAGCACGGTCCCGGTGCTGAGCGCGTTCTGCGTCAGTTGCAGCGTCGCGCCGATGGTGTTCGTGGCGCAGGTCGTGCCCGCCGGGAAGGCCGAACAGTAGACCGGGGCGCCGGCAACGCTGACGACGCCGTAATTGGTTGTGATCGTGATGAAGGGGCTGCCCGCCACCGTCGTCCCGACCATGAACCCGGCATTGGTCAGTGGCCCCACAGCGCTCACCGCGTCGATATTGGCGGGGATGCCCGAGCCGGTCACGGCCATGCCCGGCTGAAAGCCGAGGATGTTCGGGTATCCAACGATGATCGGCACCGTGTTGATTGTGTCGCCGACCGTCCCGATGGATGCCCCGGAGACATCGAACCAGCCGAATTTGATGAGGCCGCCGGGGAAACCGGGATGGGTGACGATGACCCGGTTGAAGACAAAGGCGAGGATCGGCGGCGTCCAGTCGCCCGTTGCCGGGGGCGTGGTCGGCACGTTCGCCGACGTGACGCCTCCAACCGCGAGGAACACCCGATTCACGAGATCGTAGGCATAGGGTTGGTCGAAACCGGCGCTGAGCGTCGATGGGATGAGGCCGTATTCCACATCGCCGACGATGATGCGGCCCGAGATCGGCCCGGCCGGGACGGGCGCGTTCGCCCCGGTGAAGTCGGTGAGTTCGAGCGCGGCCGGTCGCGGCACCCACACGTCGCGGGTCTGCGGGTCGGGGATCAGATTGACGAGCGCCGCCATCGAGCCGGGCGGGGCGTTCGTGCCGTCAACCGCGTCGCTGCATCCTTTTGGCTGCCAGCGAACCGGGACCGTGTTGCGCTGCGGCGTCGGCATGGATTAGCAGCCCCAGCCCTGGATCTTCGTGTCCTTCAGCCTGCCGCCCGCCCCGCGGCCGAAGTTCCGCGCGTCGAGCACCACCTGTTGCGCCCGGTTGGTCTTGTCGTCGGAAAGGCCGAGATACTGTTCCAGGTGCCGCGAGGCTGAGGCGAAAAACTGCTCTCGCCGCTGATCGCCGGTCAGGCCCATGATGAAGCCGGTAAGCTGGTCGATCAGGTAGCCGTCGCTCGGAAACCACGGATATTGCGCGGTGCTCACGATGTCGGGCATCTGGCGCTGGTAGCGCACCGTGACCGGGTAGCTGCCGATCGGGGCCGGGTAGACATAGGCGACGGGCGGGATGCCGAAGAAGACGCTTGCCGCCGTGTTGGTCCCGGTCGCCGGCACGGAGAGCGTGATGTTGAGGCCCGACACGGTGATCGTGGTGCCGGGCTGCACGCCCTCGCCGGCCATCGAGAGGCCGTTCTGCAAGTTGCTTGCGTCAGCGACGGTGCCGGCGGTCGAGCCGGCGGTCAGCGTCGCCGTGGTCGCGTTGACGATGCGCTGCGTCAGCGGCCCGCCCATGTCGGTCGCCCACAATTCCGGCGTCGATTGGCTCGGCAGCTGCGGGAACAGATCGAACTCAGCGAGGTCGATCGGGATGAGGTAGAGCGGCTGACCGGCGGGGAAGGAAGGCGTCGGGTAGAGATACCACACCGATTTGTTGACGCCGCGCGACCCCGAGGAACCCGAAGTGCGCAGATAGTCGAGCGGTAGGGGATACGGCCCGCTGCCGAACAGCGTCACCAGCGCCGGGTTGAAATTGAACAGGTAGCGCCCGCGAGCGAGCGCCAAATCCTTGTTCTGGCAGAGGTCGGAGAGGATCGCGTTCAGGAAGTCGAGCGCCTGCGCGTCCATGTTGATCGCGCGAGCGTTTTGCAGCGCCTTATCAATAACCCCCGCCGCCGTCAGCACGGATCATTCCGCCGCCGCCAACGAGCGGTCGTTGGCCGCATCTTCGTCGTCCGCAATCTCGGGCGGCTCCTCGCCGGCGATGATCGATTCGAGATAGGGGATACGCTGCCGCGTGCCCTCGATCTGCCCCCTGATCTGGGTGATGCGGTTGTCGTGCTGCGCCAGCGCGTTCACGTCCTGCGGCGCATGGCGGGTCGCATCCGGGTTGCGGCGGTTGCCCCCGACCACGCGCAGCTTGATGTCCAGCGCCGCCGCCGCGTGTGCGCGCGCCTCGATCTCCTTCGCCAGCAGCTTGAGATTGGCGGCGAGGCTCTGCTTGACGATCGGCAGTTCCTCGATCGCCGCCTGGCGCCGCCCGGCCTTCGCGATCACGTCGAGCCGTTCGTTCAGCGCTTCCAGCGGGATCAGCGCATCGACGAAGGTGACGAAATTGAGCTCCTTACCATCCGGGGAAAGCGGGATTTTGGACGCGATCTGCATCCCCGGAATCTTGACCGACTCGACGATCGTTGCGTCTTCGCTCATGCTTCTGTCCTGTTTCTCCACGGAAGCCAAGGCGGTTGAGGTTCCAGCCTCAGCCGATCCCGGCACCAATGCCATGCGTTCATGTAGGGCACCCACCACAGGCGAAACAATCTCGTTCGCCCGCGGCGAGCCGCCATGTTTTGAATGACGGCCAAAGCGATCGGACCGATTTCCTCCTTCTCGCCGCCGATGGTCGTCGAAATCCACCGCCTGGTGACGACCACGCCATCGCGCATTTCCCACCGAACCGAGATATACGGTCCCGCCGTCATCCCATCATCACCGTGTTTGCATCGGGGATCACGGAGCGCCGCAGACGCGACATCCGGCCCTTGCCCTGGAAATCGAGTTCGTTCTGGTGCGCCCGCCATTCGATCTCGCGGTACGAGATATATTCGGCAAGCGTGCCGACGATCTCCGTGCCGTGATGCAGCAGGCGACCGTCGATCCTGATACCTTGGTCGATCAGGCGACCCGTGTTGCCGGCCTCGGGCATGTTGACGGTCCATTTGACCTTGCGGCTGAGCCGATCGCGCAACCCCGCCGCCTCGATGGCCTGCGGCGTCAGAAGGCCTGCGGTCAGGCGCGCATGCCGCTGCGCCCGGTCCTGCGCCTGCTTCTTGATCTTCTCCTTGCGCTCGGCCTTGGCCCGCGTCTTCTCGGTCTCGTAAATGACCCGCAGATCCATGTCGGACAGGACCGAGCGGGTTTCCTCGTCCTGTAGCGCCAGGAAGCGTTCGAAATCGTCCTCGGCGGGCGGCTCGGCGACCGGCAGCGGTTCGTCGAGGCCGATCACGGGCGCCGACTCGCCCTCGCGCGGCACCGGCGGCATCGGGAGCGGGGCATCCTCGGACGACGCTGCGGCAGCGGCCTTCTTTGCCGCGCGCGCCTCGCGCGCCAGCGCCAGGTTCTCGCGGAGCTTGGCTTTCTGCTCCTCGGTCAATTCCGACATGAAAACTCCTACGTCAGCGTCCACGGCCCGGCCGAGAGGCCGTAGCCGGTCAACAGGATCACCTGGCCGCTCGTCGCATCGACCGCGACGATGTCCCCGGGAAACAGCGTCAGGACGCCCCGGTTCGGGACGTAGAGTAGCCCTTCCTTGACAAAACCGCCGACGCCGCCGGTCTGCGCAACCGGGTGCCTCGCGTTCTGATCGTCCTTGATGATCTCGTTGATGTCGGACACGTCTTCGGCGTTGACCGCGACCGAATGCCAGACGAGCGCGGTCAGGCTGTTGGTCGCGTTCGTCCCGAGGAGCTGCGTTGCCATCAGGCCACCTTCACATATTCAGCGGTCATCGGATCATCAAGCATGGCGAGCACCAGTCGTTGAAGCGCTTCCTCGTTCGTGGAACCCACGCCGCTCCAAGCCAACTTCTTGCCGTCACGCTCGGCGCTGACAACGACTACAGCGGTATCCACTTGCTCCCAATATCCTTTCTGGGTTTGGGGAACGAAGCTGACGCGAACAACGGGCGCTGGCAAAACCATCACTCGCCGCCCGTTTGCCACCCATTGATCTGCGCCAAGTCGGCCGCAGTCAGAATGGTCGAGCCGCTGGCCGCCGCGAAATCGGAGACGATCTGCGTCAGCGCCGTGTTGATGTTTGCGAGCGTAACCGCGCCGGCCGTGCCCGGCACCATCGTCGCATCGTTCTTGAACAGCATCTGCGCGTTGCCGAGAGCGCCCGGCCCCGCCAGCGGCCCGACGCCGGGGTTGTTGCCCTGCGCCTGCCCCATCATCACCGTGCCGCCGCCGGCGGGCACCTGCATGAACCGGACCTCGACCTCGATGCGAACCTGAGACATAAGTCTTACTCCTTTGTCGGTCGATCAGCCGAAGGCGCCGGTGTTGGAGGCCGAGCATTCGATCCGCGCCATCTTGCGCTGATCGAGGATCGTCCACCCCTCCATGAACTTATAACCAATCACGCGGAGTTGGTCCAACTGGTCCGCCTTATCGGGTCCGGTCGGGCGCAGCCATTCGACGTTCTTCAGCTTGAGGCAGGCGAAGGCGTCGCGGCCGAAGATGAAGACCGGGTAGACGGTGACGCCGGTCGCCGGCGCGGCGGGCGGGATCATCGCGGCACCGAGGCCGGTGATCGTGACCGATGTCGAGGGCGGGATTTCGATGGCCTGGCCCTGGAAGGAACCCGTGACCGGCCCCGAGGTCGTAAGGCCAAGGTTGGTCGGGAGCGCGCCCGAGCCGACGCCGACATAGACGGCATACGTGAAGCCGGGGGTCGAGGGCGTGGTCAAAGAAATGCCACCGGTGGTCACGGACACGTCGGTCGAAAGCTGGTAGATCTGCGATTCGTAGAAGTTCTGGTTGTCCCAGCCCGTGACCTGGATCGTGTAGGTGCCGGTGGTCAGGTTGCCGCTGGCGTTGGAGCCATTGACCTGCGCGATGCCGGTGAAGGTCGGCGCGAGATTCGTCACGCAGAAGGTGATGCCGCCCCAATAACCCATCTGGTTGATGTAGAGACGATCCACGTCGCTGCGGGACCAGGCGTTGACGACGGTCGGGTTGTTGCGCAGGTCTTCCAGCGGGAAGATCGAGCCGATGGCGACGTAGTGCTCGACGCCCTTGATGGTCTTCTCGCTCTGCCGCGCGGTGTAGTCGATGGAACGCTGCACCGTCTCTCCGGTCTGCCCGTTCCACAGCGGGGCACCGAGATTGTAGAGGTTGGCGTAGGTGCGGTTGACATCGGTCGGGTTCAGCACGTCGGTCGCCGCGAGGGCGGCGCGGGAGCCGACCGAATTGGCGTAATTGACCTGGGTGCCCGACATCAGGTTGACGAAGCCGTTGCGCTCCTTGAGCTGCGCGAGTTGCATGCCGAGCTGCTTGCTCGCCATCTTCATCAGGTCCTGCTGCGTCGTCACGGTCGCGACATCGGTCGCCACCCAACGGCCGGCCCATTGGATCGGGGTGCCCGTCACCATCGCAAAGTTGAGGCTGTTCGCGTCGGGCGGAACGCCTTCCGCCGTGGGGAAATGCGGCAAGGGCATGTATTGCCAGCGGATCGCCTCCCACTGGACGCCGCGGCCCTGCGGGATCTCCTTCTGATCGGCGAACTGGTAGAGAACGAGAAAGCGCTGGGTTTCCTCAAGCGCTTTCGCCGCGATCAAGCGGGTGGTAGCGGCGGCATACTGTTGAGAGGTATTGACTGTCAAGGCCACTTAAAGCCTCCCTTGCTGGGGAGGCGAGGCCCCCCGGTCAGAAAGTAATTTCGCCCCGCGCCCAAGCGTCTCGCAGGAGCGCTTCATCGGCTTCAAGGCTACCTGGGGCAGGGCGGCGCCCTGTTGCGGGAGCATCGCCGCGCGGGCTTCCTGTGCGCACCTGCTGGGCAGCCACCCGACCGGCAGCGGCTTTGCGCTGCGGCGCGGCGGCGCGGTTGGCGCGGGCGATGGCGTCTTCGCCGAGCAGATATTTGAGGGCGACTTCCCGATTGACGAAATTGCCGCGGGCACGCTCGTCCGCAACCATACGCTCGACCCGCGCACGGTATTGCTCGTGAATCTTGGATGTGCGTGCCTGACTGTCATACGCCTGTCGGTCGAGTGTTTCCTGCGTCGTGACCTGCTGGTGCAGCAGGTATTGCTGCATCCGTCGTTCGCTCTGTTCCCGTTCCCGTCGCGCGGCGGCGATGGCTGCCTGCGCCGGGGACATCAATTCCAACGATTCGAGGAACCGCTGTTCCTCGGCCGCCTCGGCGGCACGCTGCGCGGCGGTATCGACCTGTGGCTGCGGGGCGGGCCGCGCCTGCAACTGCTGCCGAAGATCGTCGATCTGGCGCTGCTGCTCGCGGATCGTCTCGCCGTAGGGTCGGCCGCGCGGGCCTTGGCGTCGTGCTGCTGCGGGAGGCGAGGGTTCGTCGGGTTCCGGCTCGACCTCGATGGGGTTGCCGTCTTCGTCGAGTTCCGGTTCCGGCTCCTCCGGGTCCAGCGTCTCGTCGAGTTCGGTGTCGAGCGGTTCGGCGTTCGGGTCTGCGGGCGGCTCCCCGCCCGGTTGTGCGGGATCGCGCGGCAGGTCCGACATGCCCCTTCTACTCCCTGATGCGGGTTTCGGTGGCCCGCTCCCGTGGTGGCGCGATGCGCTCGCGCCGTGCGTTCTATAGCGTAAGCCGCAATTTCATCGGCTTGTCAAGCACGATCCGCTACTTTCGCGGCATTGCGATCATCCCCGCTCTCGGAAGTTGATCCGGATGAATCTGCCCCGGCGGCCCGCGCAGCGGCCGGTTCGGCTGCGGCTGCGCTCCCGGCTGCGGGCCGCGCGGCCCGGCGATCTGCGGCTGTCCCGGCTGCGGGCCTCCTCCGAGCATCGCCTGCGAGCGCTGCATCGAGGCCATGTTCTTCATCTGCATCGACTGCAAGTGCAGCATGATATGGGCGCGGATCATACCGTGCGGATCGCCGCCGGCCATCGCCTGCTGATGCGCCTGCAAGTGCTTCGGGTCGTCGTCGAGCGGATGTACCTGTACGTCATGCCCATCGGCCAGGAGGCCGTTTTCAAGCTCGGGGTCCATCGTCAACAGCGTGCGTTGGTCGATCAGGATGGACGAGCCGAGAAAAGCCCCGAAGATGTTCTGCGTGTTGGCGAGGATGGCCGGCGCCAGGTGCAGTTGGTAGCCTTCCAGCGCGAGCGCTTGGCGCATCGCCGGATCGCGCAGCACGTTGAGCCAGCCGGTCCCGAGCTGCTGCATCATCGCGTTCATCTTGACCTGCTCGCCGCCGCGCCAGATGAACGTATAGTGCGAGCGGTTCTGTAGCGGAGCCACGGCCTCCATCTTTGCCCGCACCCCCATCTCGCCGAATTGGCGGATCAGGAGGTCGCGGTCGCGGAACTGGTAATCGAGGTCGATCGCCCAACCGAGCGCCGGCGTTAGGCACGTCTCGACCACGACCTTGACCCCCTCGGCGGTCGTCAACAGGTCAACCTGCTGGTCCTGCGCGATCTGCGCCTGGGTCGGCTTCCCGGCCCGCATCTGCTGCGGCAGCATCGACGGGTTGACCGATAGCGACTGAAAAATCGCCTGGATCGCCATCTGCACCCGCTGAATGGCGCGTGGCGTCAGGTCCGGGAATTCGGCGATCTTGATCGCGTCGGGCGGGCAGTCGATCACCGCGCCCACGTTGTAGACGATGGGACCGTTGTATTTCTCGGGATCGCGGAAGATCATCGGCGCGGCCGATAGGGTCGCGGCATCGGCGCCCTCGTTCACCGCATCGTTCGCCTCGTACTGGATCGACTCGACCGCCTGGAGCGGGCTCCCCCCCTTGAAGACGCCGGCGATCTTCTTCAGCGGCCCCGAGAGCAGCGGGCAGCGGTCATTCCAGTAAGGGTTGCGCTTTGCCCCGAGCGGCACGCGTTTCGGGCCGAAGAACACCCGGCAGAGGCGCGGCGTCCCCTTCTCGTCGAATTTGCCGTCGTCGTCGAGCGGCAGCATGTGCCAGGTTTCCCACACCGCCGCGTGGCCGCCCTTGCCCTTGATGCCGACGTGCTCGATCAATTCCTTCTCGATGTCGCGCTGATCGCTGGCGACCGCCGCCATCTCGTTCTTGACCGTCTTCGCCTCGGCCTTGCGGACCACCCCGGCGTCGGCCATCTGGTCGATCTTGGCCTTCGTCCATTTGCGCACGATCGTCACCGAGCCGCCGACCGCCAGCGCCTCCTCGATCGTGTCGGCGGTGGGCGGCAGCACCAGCACGTCGGTATCGTGGACGACCTCGAAGACCGGCCGGCCCTCGATGATGTCCTCGATCTCGATGTCCTCGATTTCCTCGCCCGGCATCTCGGCGCCGGTCACGGGATCGCGCGGCGCGTGCGTTTCACGTGAAACGATCTGCCGCCCGATCTCGGCCCAATCGCAGTAGAGGTTTAGGTGCCCCTCGACGAGGCCGTTGCGCAGCAAGGGTTGGGCGACCTGCGTCTCGAAACGCCCTTGCCGCAGGTAGTGTTCGAGGAGGCCGACGATGGCGCGCGGCTGGGCGCCGTCCGTGTCCACGACCTCGACGGTACGGCCGCTTTGCGGGAAAAGCTGGTTCGACCACCGGGTTACGATGGCGTCAACCGCGTCCTTGATGATCGGCAGGTAGATGTCGGCGATGCCGCTGTAATAGCGGTTGCCGTTCGATTCGCAGTTGTAGCAGTCCCAATAGTCGGCGATGTCGTCGGCACGCTGCGCCTGGTCCTGATAGCCGCGCCAGATCGTGCCGGAAAGTTCGGCCAGATGTGAGCGCAGCTTTTCGGCCTTGCCGGCCAGCAGGTCTCGGTCGCGCGAGACCGGGGCGTCCGCCTCCGGTTCGGCCGCGGGCGGCGCTACGGCGTCATCGAGGACAAAGGCTTCCTCGTCAGCCACCGCCGCTCATCGCCTTTTCGATGGCCGCGAGCTTGTCCCGCATCCCGCTCAGATGCAGGCCGAGACCGCCGAGACCGTTCGCCGCCAGCCGCTCGACCGCGTTCACGAGGTCGCGAAGCAGTTCGTGGCGCAGGTCGTCGGCCGAGGGAGGTGGGGCCGGCTCGGGAGCGGGCGGCTCGACAACCGGCGGCTGCGGGGCGACGATGGGCGGCAGCGGCTCGGGAGGCGGCGGGGCGCTCATATGGTCGGGTTGCGGCGCGTTCAGGTCGGACAGATCGCTCATTGCGTCCTCATTGGCATGGCCGAGACGTAGCGCTGGCCGGTTCGCTCATCGACGCGCCAGTTCTGGCCGTCGTCCTCGTCCTTATCCTCGGTTACGCCCGCCTTGACAAGCGCGATGAAGCTCTCCAACCCCTCGATCAGCACGCGGTACGGCCCAGCCTCTGCCTCATCCTGCAAACGGCCATGCACCAAGGAGCGCGTGTAGCCGCCAGCCAAGGCCCGCAGGGTCCACCGCGCCTCAGTCGAAATCTCGACCATTGGGAAGCCGCGCTCGCGCCGCGTCAGGAAATCGCGCAAGGCCAGCGACCCACGCACCCGTTCGCCCCCCGACCGGCTCTCGGCCGGGATTGCGCGCACCGCCTGGTGCAACCCGACGTTGGTGTAGCGCTCGCGATGCCCCGGCGGCACGACCCACACCGGCGACCGCCGCCGCAACACCAGCCGGTCGGGCGCGGCGATCTTCAGCATCTCCTCCCACGACCGCGGCTTCCCCGGTTCCAGCCGCGCGCTCTCGCCGGCCAGAACCGCCTGCTCGGCGATGTGCTCGACACACTCGGCCGGCGGCCCCTCCATGACCCAATCAGCGAGGATTAGCAGCCGCCCGTCGAACGCCTGCGCCAACACCGCGGCCGTCACCGATCCCGTAGCGTTTGCTGCGAGGAAGACCGGCTTCCCCTGCATCATCGCCAGATCCTCGACGATGTGCTCGACCGAGAATTCGTTGTAGATCGGCGCCGCCGGCCGCGTCACCGGCGCGTAGGCGAGCGCATTCGCCGCGTCGATCCGGCCATGCGGGAATGACATAAACTGGTTTTCCAGTTCGGGCAGCGGCTGCGCAAAAACAACCTCACCCGCCTCGAAAAACGGTTGTAGGCCGCGAATGAACGCCAGCTTGCCGCCGCCGCGCGTCGCCGTGATCGCCTTCCTGCCGCGATACGGCACGGCCACGCCGCGACGAACCTGCTCCTGCCGGATCGGCTGCAACAGGAACTGCTCAAGCCCGTCCTGCTCGATCTCGATCCATACCGGTTCGAACCGCTCGTTGAGGTCGAACACCAGTGCCACGATCTCGTCGGGCAGCAGAACAGGCGCATCGGACGCCCACACCACCAGCCGCCGGTTGACCCACGACCACGCCGCCCACCCGGTCGATGCCGATTTCTGCCCCACCGTGCGCGCCGGGTCGATGAAGCAATAAACCGGCTCCCAGGTCCGCACCCGCGGCTCGTAGCGGAACTGCTCGCGGCGAAACACCCGATCGGACACACTCGACGCCTGGCACAGATACTCCTGTGCCCATGTGTGCTCGTCGCCGCGGTACATCTCGTGCATCGCGTCGATCTTCGCCAGCGGAAACTTCCCCGGCCACGTCGCTGTCCGTTTCCCCGTCTCCAAATCCTTGAACTCGATGGGATATTTGACGGTCGGCCACCCCGCCTTTTCCAGCCGCTCGGGAAGCGAGCCGACGCCGCGCCGCGTCCCGAGCGAGCGCACCCATGTCGTCGCCGGGTCCGCCAGCGACGGCAACAGCGTCTCCAACACCCACTTCCACGTCATCTCGCGCTCGGGGTCGGTGCGGACCTCCTCGGGGTCTTCAAGATCGTCGATCAGCAGCGCATCCGGCCGCCAATCGTAATGCTTCAACCCCGCGAGCGACTGCCCCCTGCCGATCGCCTGGATACACGCCTCGGTCGCCAGCACGATCTTGCCTTCCTGCCACACGCTCCCGCGCAGGTGCCCGAACAGCGGCTCCTGGCCGATGAACGGGTTGATCTCGAACTCCCGCTTGATCGCCGACAGCCGGTCCACCGCCCGCATGTAGGACGCGCTGACCACGACCATGTTGTGAAATTCGCGGAAGCACGCCCGCAAAACCGCCCCTTCCTCAAGGAAGGTCGATTTGCCTATCCCACGAAAACCCTCGATGTTGACCCGCGGCTGCCGCGAATGGATGACCCGCACGATCTCGCGGTGCGCCGCGCAGCTTTCCTCGGGATGGCGATGCCGGAACAGCAGCCGGTGCGCCTCCCAGCGGTCCTCCGAGAGATACCGGATGGCCTCGGCGCGGGGATCAAGCTCGGCCATCACGCCGCCGATTGCTGCGCCCGCTTGCACTCCACCGCCGCCTGCCGGCTCACATGCCGATGCCCGCAATCCCACACCGGCATCAGTTCCTCCCGCTCCTGCTGCCCCACCAGCACCGCCGCAATCTGGTCAACCCGCACCCGGATCGCCCGCAATTCCGCCAGCGCTTCAGCAGTCGTCATCGTCGGGATCGTCGTCTTCTCCGTCGCCGCCGCCGACATCTTCGTCCTCATCCCCCTCGGCGTCGTCGAACCCGTCGTCCGAAAATTCCTCATCCGGCCAGTCCGCCATCTCCTCAAACCCGCTCTCGTCCTCCTCCCCGTCAGCGAGTCCGGGTCGCCGTTGACCTCCTCGTCAAACTCGTCCTCAGGCCCATAAAACCGGCGGACAGCAGCATTAGCGGGCGTAATACCGGGAGTGCATGGTTCCCGGCCGCGCTCCCCGCATCTCAACCCATTCCGCCTTTGGCGTAGGACAGAGCCGCCCTGCCCCCTTGGAGTGAGCGCGCCACGATCACAGCAGCCCGATCGCCACCGGCAAAACCGCCTGAATAATCCCAGCCAGCGACCCAAGCCACGTCGGCGTCGAACTGTTCACCGTCGCCGGCACACTTCCCGCCGCCAGCGGCCCGCATACCGCGTTCCCGTAACCCGCCACGCTCTGCGCCGTCGCATTCCCCGACGCCGCACCCGCCGCCAGCAACGGCCCCACCGATACGCACGCCTGCTGCGCCTCGGCCACCGCCGTCGATACCTGCGCGGACGTGCACGACACCAACATCATCGCCACGAACGCGACAACCAAGTGCTTCATTTCCCTGCCTCCGAGGGCGTCAGCCACGTCGCCCCAAACGCCAATCCCGCCGAAATCAACGTCGTCAACGAACCCGCCACGTCCGGCGATACCGGGTGGTTCAGCAGCGACAGCAACAGCGTCGTAATTGCCCCCGCCACCGCCGTCGTCCCGCCCGCCGCTACCGCCTTCGTCGGCATCCCGGTTCGCTCCACCCTCACACAACCGACGCGCATAGCACGCCTCGCGCCACACCCGCAACGGTTTTCGATTTCCGCGCGCAGTTTCCGAGGGGGGTGCCAATTTTTCGCGTGGCCCGGCCCGGCCCCGGGCGTTCCCTGTACGTCGGCCAGGGCACCCCCGCCACTGCCGGCCCGCGAGCCTCGACCGGCTCGACCGAGCTATTTCGCACCGCACCATCGACCTATTTTCCATAATAACCCTTACGCGACACGATCACCCAAGCAACATCAATGGCTTAGGTTGTCGCTGCACCGCACTCGCACCGCACAACACAACATGTAGAGTTGGCGGATTGCCTCATGTTGCGCTGCGGTATGGTTGCCGTCCTGTTCATGGCTATCGTCCTGGCCTCGACCTCGACCTCGACCTGAGGCATCCTACTGCGTCGAGGGATTACGCAAGTGGCTTGCATCACATGGCATACGGAAGGTGTCACGCGCACAATCGCCGAGGTGAATTGTGCCATTACGCCGCTGTGCCTGGCAAGCCGGTTTGCCGATTCCACGGCGCAAACGCTGGGCGTCGTACCTCTCCGACTCCTGCCGAAGTTAGGCGGTTACGAGCTGGTCTGGCTGCGAAGCAGGCTCAATTCAAAGCGTTAGGATTGAAGTGGTATGGTGGTCCGGGCAGTCGCCGGCAGCTATGGGGTAAAGCGATGGACGCGATAAAGGCCGAGCGTGCTGAGTTGGTTCCGGTGGTAGAGGCTGGTGGTCAGGCTGGGAAGCTGGCGAAGTCCACCGATCTGGCTTTGGAGCACATCGAGCGTTTTTTCGAACATGCGAAGACGTACGATCTTGACGACCCGAAGCTGGCGAGATTGGCGAATGATGCGGCGTTGGGGGTACTGGCTCGGTCGATCCGGGTTCAGGAAGGGGAGTTTCGGGCTCGGCAGACGGATGCGTTGGCGGCGCTGTTTGCGGAGATCGCTGCGGCTCGGCTGAAGCTCGACGAACCTAAAACCTAGGGGCGTCACATGCTGTCACATGCCCAAGTGACGTTTTATGTACACATATACCCCCCCTATAGGGGGGAGTATATGTGACAGGCGTCACATTGATTTAGTGTGACGGGGATGTGACGGCATGTGACAGCCACACAAAATCGCTCCAAACGCCAATGATTCCAGCGCTTTGAAGTGTCACACGGATGCGCCGGAATTGCTCGCGGGGGTTGCCGTCCGGACTGATGATCGAAGCGCCCAAAAGATACCCCCGCCACTGGTCCAATGTGACGCCTTTTCGGCCAACTGGGATGTGCTCCGAGCGGGGGAGGTCGGCCGCCTTGTCGGCGAGGCAATTTTCAAGCTGCTGCAAGCCGAGCTTCGCCGCGCCGGTGGGTTGCTTCGGGGGCTTTGCTGCGGTTCGGTCGGGGGCGCATGCCTCGACCACGCAGGAGGCGACCGCGTCGCCGTCGTCGTCTTCGCCAAGCTCGACCCGCCGCAGCGTGAACGCGAAATTTCCCTCGGTCGCATAGTCGCGCTGCTTCGTGACGGCGACTCCGATCATCTGCGAACCCGCTTCACGGCTAACCTCGATCTCGGTATCGGTCGCGGCTCGGAGCAGGCTATGCCCGCGGGCGCCACGGCTGAGGTCTTTGCCGGTGTGGTGGACGAGCAAGATTGATGCGCCGGTTTCCGTTTTCAAATGGTCAATATTGCGCACTAATGCGCCCATGTCGTCGGGCTGGTTTTCGTTGCCTCCCGCCATGACGCGCGACAGTGTGTCGATGATGATGAGGCCGACCGGGAGGCCGATGTCGGCATGCAGGATCGTGCTGACAAGCTTTGCCGTGTCCGATTGCGGGGAGCACAGATCGACCGGCGATACGATCGCCGCGAAGGGGATGCGCTCGGCGTTCCATTGCAAGGCGTTCTCTAGCTTCGCGGCGGCGACGCGGTTCTCGATGCCGCGCCCGGCTTCGGCCGCGATGTAGACCACGCCGACCTGGCGCACGCGATGCTCGAAGAACTCTGCGGCGCCGGCGACGGAGAGGGCGAGATGCAGCGCGAGGAAGGTTTTGCCGCTGCCGCTCTCGCCATAGAGCACCGCCATCGAGCCGCTGCCGAGGAGATGCTTGATTATGTATCCATCTTGCAGACGCGGCTTTATTGCGGAGAATTGCAATAGCGGGAATGGATCGTGGCCGTTCCTCATTGGATCAGCCAATCCGGCGCGACGCAATCGGGGTTGCGGTCGCGGTAGGCTCGTAAGATTCGCTGTCGCCGCTCGGCCGCCTGCCGTTGGCGCTTCAACTCCGGATCGGGGCGCGCGGCCTCTTCACCGAGGAGGCGCTTTGCCTCTTTGAAATCGACCTTGCGCGTTCGCTGTATCCAATCGACAGCATCGCCGCCGGCGTGGCATCCGAAACAATGGAAGCGCCATTTGCCGCGGTATTGCTCGATCTTGAACGAGCCGGTCTTGTCCGGCGCATGGAACGGGCAGGGTGCCCACCAAGCCTTGCCACGCCGCTTGAGCGGGACCGAGGCGGCAACAATGTCAAACAGGGTTGGCAAAACGTGCGTCTCCCCCTCCCCTGAGAGAGAGCGGGACCGAGCCCGAGAGCCGGGGGAACAGCGCAGGCGGGCGGAACTCGGGTAGCTACTCCCGAGCTGGCCCGCTCTCTCAACGCGACACTGTACCGCACTGGCGGCGCGGCGCAACGGCAAAAGCGGCGGGGGCAAAAAGCGGATTGAAGGGCAAAAACCCGGTTTTTGCCCATTTAACCTTTCGCGCCCTTATGTCTCCATAGAGGCGTGGTGCGAGCGCGATTTTTCTGTTGACGTGTGAGAACGCGCGGCCTATAGTCTCACGCTCGCTCTATCGCCAAGGCGCTCGTTTCTGAGATGCAGGCCGCGTGTGGGTTGTACCACGTCGGCCTCATTGGTCACATCGCTTCGGCACTTCAGCGCGCCTACGCTCAGGGCTATTCCGACGCAGCGGGATTGCCAGCCTCGCCGCGCTACGATACCGACAGTGATCGTTAGGGAGAACGCGCATGGCTGACGTTGGTGGCATCGCGGGTGACAGGCTCCGCAGCTTCGTCGAGCGCATCGAGCGGCTTGAGGAGGAAAAGCGCGGGATTGGCGTCGACATCAAAGAGGTATACGCCGAGGCGAAGAGCAGTGGCTTCGATACGAAGGTCATGCGGCTGCTCATCAAAGAGCGCCGCATGGACAAGGACGATCTGGACGAGCAGGAAACGCTGCTCGACATCTACCGCCGCGCCTTGGGCCAACTGGCGACTACGCCGCTCGGCGAGGCCGCGCTGGCGAGGGCGGCCGGGTGAAGGGAGGCATCCCACTCATACTATGGCTGACACAACGATCTGGCGTGAGGGCGCGACGGCCGAGGAGGCGGCGGCGGTGGACGCGCTCGACTGCGACATCGCCAACCTGCGCGCGTTGCTGGCTGCCTACTCGACGCAGCGGCAGCTTATCGCGAACCGGGCTTGCCAGCGGGCGCGGTACTGGCGGGGAAAAAAGTCTACTGCCGGCGAAAATACCTGTTGACAACCGCGTGAGGCGGCGCTAGGCTCGCAGCGTCAAAACAGGAGGTTAAATCGCGTTTTCAACATGGCGATGCGACCGCACCGAAGCCGCAAAATACGGGACCAAACGCGCGGCGACTACGGTTGTTCGCGCTCTCAAGGCCGCCTATCCGGGCCGCCAATACAGCGTCGAAGCAGCGTAGCTTTTAATCGCTCACAGAAGCCAACTTTATGAAGAAAGATCAGGACATGGAAAACGAACGGGCCGTTCTCGTCACGACCGCGCATCGCGGCGTGTTCTTCGGCTACCTCAACGGAAGCTACAAGCCGGGCGATGCGGTGATCCACATGCGGGCTGCGCGCAATGTGGTCTATTGGCCGACCGGCAACAGGGGCTTCCTCGGCCTTGCGGCAATGGGGCCAAAGGACGGCGCCCGAATTGGGCCACCGGCAAACATCGAACTGCGCGACATCACGTGCGTTGCCGAATGCACCGCTGATGCGGTCACCGGTTTTGAGCGTGCGCCATGGAGCCGGTAATCCTGCAAGGCGACGCGCGTAGCGCGTTCGACGGGTACGGGTACGGGTCCGGGGACGGGTACGGGTCCGGGTACGGGTCCGGGGACGGGTACGGGTCCGGGTCCGGGTACGGGTACGGGTACGGGTCCGGGTACGGGGACGGGTACGGGTCCGGGTCCGGGTCCGGGTACGGGGACGGGTCCGGGGACGGGTACGGGTACGGGTCCGGGTACGGGGACGGGTACGGGTCCGGGTCCGGGTCCGGGTACGGGGACGGGTCCGGGGACGGGTACGGGTCCGGGTCCGGGTACGGGGACGGGTACGGGTCCGGGTCCGGGTCCGGGTACGGGCTGTATTGGTTGGCCTGCCTGCCCTCACTCACGGAAGACTGGTCGCCGCAGCAACTCGGGCGGTTGTTGGAGTTGCAGACGTTGGGGGCCACGATCGCCTATTGGTGTTCGGACAGCCAAGGGCGGCCTTGCAACGGGGGCCGAGGCAATCCAGTGGCTCCGGGACATATCGACACCGAACGCGGCCCACTGGCCCTGTGCGAGCGAGGGACGCTGCACGCCACACAGATCCCGCCGAAATGGAAAGGCGACCGCCTTTGGGTTGTCGCGCTGATCGGCGATGTGGTCGGCGACGCGGAGAAGTTGGGTGGCCTGATTCGCGAAGCGATCGGCGAGGTCAAGCGCCTAGCCTCTATCTGACAGTAACGCACAGAAAGGTTAACGCGATGGGCACAGATATTCATTTGCTGGTGGAGCGTCGTGTACGGCGCGACGGCTTGCCCGATCAGTGGGTCCCCGTGCTCATCATGCTTCATGGCTTCTCAACGGCTGCCCGAGAAAAGCCGCCGAAGCAAAACTATGCGTGGCCCGCGTGCGTCGAGCGCAACTACGAGCGTTTCGCTGCACTTGCCAGCGTTCGCGGCGATGGTCCTGCGGCGCGAGGGCTGCCCGCAGACGCTAGCGATACCGCGCGCCTGCTGTTTGAACTCGGAGGAGGTCACACGCCGTCATGGCTGCCGCTCCCTGAAGCGGCTCAGACGTTTCTCAAAACCGAGCAATGGCCGCTCCGCGACGTAGACCGTTCGTACCCGGAATCGTACTACTTCAACATCGAGCCGGAAACGGATGGCGCTGCTGTCGAGCATCGGGTCGTTTTTTGGTTCGATAGCTAATCGTGGCGTGGTTGGCGACAATCCTAGAGAATGGTGAACGGCATGTGTTGCCGCTCAACGATCTCCGCGAGCATGACACGGAAGGCTTGGATTGCTGGTGCGGGCCGTGGCGGCATGATGGCGTGATCGTTCACAACGCCGCAGACGGTCGCACAAAAGGCGAGCGCAATTGACCTTTAATGCGCTACAGAGGCCAGATAGATGAACGAAAGCCCCGCGCCCTACCGTATCGCCCGACCGCGCATCCGATGGCCGAGCAAGCGCGCCTGCAAAGCGCCGCCGTGGGACTGCAACCACCTGTCGCTGAGCGAGGTCACGGAATGCCAAGCGTTGCACGTACAGACGCGGCAGCTTCACCCCTACGAGCTGCGCCGCCTCCGCGAACTCCACGCACGCCGGCCGCCGAGCTGATCGTCGGGCCAGGCGACCGGGCCATCGCCGGCGGTCGCGATCCCGCGCCTGATGCGGTCGAGGCTCGGCTTCGTCTCCCGCGTCGGGATGCCCCAAAAGGCGAGCGCGGCCTGCACGTCATCGAGAGAGCGGCAGACCACGACAGGACGGCAGCCAGCATTGTTGATCGCTTCGTGGCAACGCCGTTGGGCTTCTGAGAGCGCTCCCCTCGGCGATTTCAATTCGATCCAAAGCGATCGGCTCTGATGAAGTAGCAACAGGTCGGGCACGCCGGCCTTCAACCCCATCCCCTTGAGGATCATCCCGCGCATCTCGCCCCCGCCGCCAGAAGGGATTGCCGTGAACCACGCCGGCGGGCAAAGCGCCCAAGCAAGGTAGTTGGCGACCTGGCGCTGTAGCGCCTGCTCGGGCTGGTGTCTCATGGCTTAACAGTTGTGCCCGATGATGCAGAGCGAGCGTGGCGAGAAACATCCCGGCGCCGGCCTGCACGCTGTCTCGGCCTCGCGGTCTGCGACGGGCCACCAGCCGCGGCGGATCGCGGCCCGCGCGTCCTCGTAGGTGCGGGCGCTCTTGGCGCAGATGGCGGGTTGGTCCGGCAGGACAAGCTGATAGTCGCCATCGCCCGTGGAGGCAGCGGCGGCGAACAGCAGCGAGCTGGCGATCACGAGGTACGAGGGCAGCGCGGTCATACGCCACAAATCCCTTCGCACTCGCCTCCCCACAGGTCAAGTTGATCTTCCTCAAGGTTCGCCTCTCCAAGAGGGACGCGCTGCGGGTGCATGAACTCGACCGCCCGCATCCCTCGCGAGTTGCCGGTGCGCAGCATTGCGTCCACGGCTACGGCGTCCGCAAAGTCGGTGGGGCTCTGCGCCTTGAGCGTCCGCCATTCGCTGTTTCCGCGGTACGGGCAGCCGATGCAGGCCGATTTCGGCGGGGTCGGATAGTCGTGCTTTTCGAGCCAGCGCAGGCAGTCGCCGCGGGTCATCCGCTTGTCGATCAGCGGATAGATGTTGACCATGTAGGCCTGCCGCGCCGGCTTCATCCGCTGCGCCTCGTCTCGTGAGATGCCGAGCAGGACTTGCACCGCGCCAGGCCGGATGTAGGCCCGTCCCGGCCTGCCGAGCAGCCGGCGGATTTCGTGCATGATCGGCGTCAGTTTGTATTCCGACGAGCATTGCCGGCGACCCATCCCCTGCGAGCCATTGGGGTTGACCGTGTGCCAGGGAACCGCCGCGAACCGGCCGCCGGTCGTGTTGCGACGATCCCTGATGCCGTCGCGGATGTTGCCCTGAGTGACTACGTTGACCGGGAAGGGCAGCACATTCGGCGAGCGGAGCCACGCCAGATGATCGTAGACCGCCTGCGGCTCCCACTGCGTGTCGGCGAAGATTGCTATGTCGGGCGGCTCAATCTCGCCGTGCGCGGCCATCAGCGCGAGCGTCGTCGATTGGACGCCAGCGCCAAGGGAGAGAACGCGGAGCGCGGTCATCGCGTTGGCCCTCGGTAATAGTTATCCATCCGCGCGACCGCTAATCGAAGCCACCCGATGTCAAGGTAGAGCCGCCGCGACACATCGTCAGCGAGCCAGTGAAATCTCGGTCGCCAGCCCTTGAATTGCCAGCGCGGCACACGGCAACAGTGGAAACACCAATGCCCCGGCTTGAGAAAGCGCCGCAAGCGGCGAGGTAGCGATCGGTCACTCATGGCTTCAGGAACTCGATGCCCCGCCGGATCCGCTCCTTAGTCGGCCGCCTCGGCGGGTAGCGCGTCGAGCGCGTCGGCTGGGGCCGTGGTGGCTTGGGCTTCGGCTTGTCGGGCATCACGTTAACCTTTATGTATTATTAGAGGCTAGGTTCCGACTTTGCTGCTGTCGTCGATCCAGACAAACTCGCCGTTCGGGCCGACCGGGAAATGACCGCCGCAATTAACGCAAAACGTGCCGCTGTAGAACTTCGGCTCCCGCGCATACGTCTCGGCAATGGTCTGGCCCATTGTGGTCACGCCGCCGCACTTCAGGTGCCTGTATGATCGCCGCACCGGACGCACGAAACCTTTAGCGCGTTCTTCCTCGGCTAAAACGACATAACCTTGCTGTTGGCCGTTCGGCTTCAGGTTACGATGCTCAGGATAGATTTGCGTGCCATCCGACAGCGTTTTGCGAGGCTTATTGGTCATGCGCGCCCCTCCGGGTTTAGGCCGATCGCCTCTCTGTTGCCTTGCTCGATGTTATCGGAGACAAGTTTCAGGGCCATCGCAGGGGTTAATGAACGCTGATCCTGCATGGCAATTAGCTGCCCCACTAAATGCGCCGCAAGCGCGAGCATTTCCATCGCCGATAGTCGGCTGGCGTGTTTACGCAGCACGGCGGTCAATTCATCTCGGAACTGCCTGTGATGGTCATTCGGCGTGCGAACAGTTGTCTTCACAAATCTCGCCTTTATCAAGCGTTAACGGCTACGCCAGCATCAAACGCCTCGTTGATTGCAGCGAGGGCCTTTTCCTCCAAGGCGTCAATCAGCGCATGCGTGGTAATCGCTGACGCCGGGACGCGCTGGCGAAGTGCGGCAAACGCTTCAAGCATGGCCTCTTTGTCCGGAAATGTCGGCATAGCCCTAATTGTCCTTTATTGATCTTTAGAGGCCAATGGGTCGCCTTGGACGGTCGGCACTTGGACCGTTCCGCCGCTCACCATCCGCGTCGCGGCGATCGCTAACGCCTGCGCGATGACAGCCCCAAGGTGAGTTATGTCCTGTAGGTCGTTGTCGGTCATCTCGTCCGTGGTTTCATTCTTGAAGCACAGACGGTAGCAATCCTGTTGGTGCTCGCGGGTTTCGGAGTGGTTGATGCCGCAGCAAACGAAGCTGACGGGATGAAAATCAGGTGATTCGTATTCCTCCGGCGTCTGCTCGTCTGGTGTTGCCTCAATCGAGTGCAGCGGCTCGCAATCATCAAAACCGCGCCAGCACCGAATGGGAAGCATCAACATTTCTCGCTCCTGAAGAACTCCGGCAGCGGCTCGCCCGCGCGGACCCGCTCGCCGATGGCCCGAACCGCGTCGTTGTAGCTGCCGATCGCGTCGGCACCCTCGTCAAAAGCATCTTCTGTCGGTGCGGCTGGCAGAAAATCAAACAGCGTCTCTTGCCGGGGTTGAACCCCATAGGTAGCCGCGCGGATGTTTTTGGCGGCTTGGCGGTAGTAGCTTGGTTTCAACTCTATTCCAAGCCCTCGCCGCCCTGCGCAGAGCGCCCCGTAGACCTCGGAACCAACCCCCATGAACGGCGTCAAAACCGTGTCATGCGGATTGCTCCAAAGTTGGAGGCAACGCTCGATCACGTCCAGTTGCAACGGGTGGATGTGTTTTTCGTCCTCGGGGTCGCGGGCGGCCCGGTACGGCAGCACCCGGTCAATCCGAATGTCATCCCAAATTGAGGAAGCATATTGCTGCCAAATCCAGTGCCCGAGCTTGTTGGTTTGTGGGTCTTGCCAATCCCGATACTTTTCAAGGAAACCGTCAGGCGGCAACCGCTCGCCAGCATAATGTGATAACCCGACAGGATGGCGGATCGGTTCGGCGTTTGCACACCGCTTACGGAAAGCGAGGATGTAGTCGGCGCCGGCGTTGGCACACAAGCTGCTATCCTTGACAATCTGCCGGTGCATAAGCGCCAGCGAGCGAGTGCGGATCGCGACACGCAACGGCTCTTTCCAAATGGCGTATCGCGCCACGAAGGCAAAGCCGTGTTGAGCGTGAAGGCGGATGATCTCGCCAGGAAGATCATAAAGCGTTTGCTCGGCACGGGGCACGTCGGCGCAATGCACCACGGTCAATCGCCCCGGTTTCGTCAACCGCGCAATCTCGGCAACCACGAAGCCGTAATGCGTCAGAAATTCCTCGTCGGAATGGCAGTTGCTCAGGTCGTGGTCGTCGCTTGAATAATTGTATAGTCCCGAAAACGGCGGGGAGTAAACCGACAAACCAATCGACGCCGCTGGCAACGCAGGCATAACCTCAACACAATCCCCGCAATAAATTGCATACGTGTCGGTAATTTCCTGATCGGTCACAGCCATGACGGCGCTCCTACGCTATGCGGGCGGTTGCTGGTGCGTTCGATCTGCATTGCCTCGGTCATAAGCGACACAATCTCGGTGAACATCTTATCGGCGGCATCGGCCTTGCGTTGAAGGTTTTTCAAAACGCCGAGTTCACCTTCGGTCGTTACGATGTCAACATTCACCGGGCGCTCTTGGCCAAACCGCCAGCAACGCCGCACCCCTTGATAGAATTGCTCAAAAGAGTGCGACGGGAAAAACGTCATATGCGCGCAATGCTGCCAATTCATTCCGAACGCGCCGATCCTCGGTTTGGTCACAAGCACCCGTAGCCGGCCAGCCGAGAAATCTTCAAACGCGGATTCTTTGGCGCCGTCGGTGTCCGATCCTTTAACCTGTCGGGCGCCGGGGATCAGCCGCTCCAATAAGTCGGCCTCATCGTTCAACTGGCACCACACCACGGCCGGATGATGCCCGTTCACAAGATCGGCAACCTTTTGGCAACGCGGGCCGAGCGTCAGGCGCCGTTCCTCGCGCTGTTCATCGAGCGTCGTCGCCTGCATCGGGAATAGGAACCCAGAAAAATTATCGCGGTTTTGCACCACGAGTTCGCGCTGGTTAAGGGGTGGCAATACGAAGGCCCCGTCCTCAAATCCAAGATCGGATGGCCGCCTGATCGCCCGCGCCCATGAGCACACCCACCGCCAAAAATCACGCTCAGCGTGTTGCTTGAACCGCCACCGAGCGCCCCACCAAATCGGATGTAGACTGTTCTCGTCGTTTTTGAAAAACGTCGAAAGCATGTCCATTCGGCCAAGTTCGCCAAGCGCCTCGGCTGACGTGCCGAGTTCGATGAAATCATTTGGGGCTGCCGTGGCGGTACAGAGCAGCCGGTAAGGGATTTTCCGCATGAACTCGGTAACGGCTTGTTGCCTAGCCCCGTCGAAATGCTTGATTGCGCTGCTTTCGTCGCAAACGACAGCGGAAAAATCATCCGATTGAAAATAGTGAAGTCGCTCATAGTTAGTGACAACAATGGTGGATGTAATCTCGCCCCGATGAGAACGGGCAGCAGGGATGCCGAACTTCGATGCTTCGCGCACAGTCTGCGCAGCCACCGCGAGCGGCGTTAACACAAGCACGGGGCGCCGCGTTTTGCGCACCACGTTCTCGGCCCACACAAGCTGCATCGGCGTCTTGCCTAAGCCGCAATCCGCGAATATCGCCGCCCTACCCTTGCGAATGGCCCACTCAACAAGCGCCTTCTGAAAATCGAACAGAAAGTCGGGAATCCACAGCGGTTCGAACCCGGCCATGCCGCCAAGCTGCGATTTGCGTTCTATGAAGGCGCGGTAATCCATCTGGCCTGTCGTCCAGTCGATTGCGGTCTTCACGGTGCGATCCTCGTAGAAGGGTCGGCGGCGGGCGCGATCCCCCGACAACGCCCGCCGCCTAAACTGCCGGCCTGAGGCACGCGGCAGCTATGGTGTTCATTATTAGGCATTAAAGGTTATGTAGCGATTTGCTCCACAATCCATTGCCGCATCTTGCAAAACCGTTCTTCCGGCGTTTCACGGAAGAACCATTCATCATTCATATACATGATTTCGGCGGCCAACGCGGGCGCGACACCAAAGGTCTTAGCGACGGCATCCCGATCCTCGGGGTCAATGTTTACCATCTCGATGCGCCGCTTAGCTCCAAGGGCGCCGAGCGCGCAAACCTCCCCATCTCGCTCAAGATCATTAGTGATGAGACGTTTCGCCTCAAGATCATCTAAGGCGACCAATAACTCCTTCAATAGCGCCTGCCCTCGCGATCCGTTTGTGGCACTCGCAACGGCCCCGCGCCAGCGGATCATCGCCCATTGGTCATAATCGTAATCGTCGGAGTAACCTGAGCGAGACATTTGACCTGTCCTTTAAGGGCTATTAGAGGCCAGGGCGAGCGACAATTTGTGCAGGCCGTCAGCCGCTCGATCCCAAGCTCGCGCATTTTTCGGCTCGCGATCTTCGCGGCACCATTTGGCGTGCTCGCGGCAGACGGCGGCTAGACCGTCCAAGGTCGCCGGAAGGCCATTGTCATAGAGGACATCAAACAACGCCGCTTGCACTGGTGGCATAGTGAACGGACGCGCTCGATCGCTCATCGCAGCGCCGCCTTCGCTTCGGCCACGATCCGCTCACCCATCTCGACCATGCGCTTGCCGAGCCGGATCGCCGCTTCTGCCTCAGCGTAGGTGATGCGCGTTACGGCCGAGGGGGTCGCGACGCTCTCTACGTCTACGAGAGCGATCCGCAGGCCGTCGCTCGCCACATAGATGCCGGGTTCGCTCATGCTGCCTCCGGGGGTTGCGGATCGTCTCTCAGAGCCTCTAGCGCTTGGCCGAGCCGGATCACCACATCTCGGGTCGGTTCCGTCCTGGCGTTCTTCCACCTATACCAAGTCGTGAGCGCGAGACCGGCCTTGGCGCAGACCAGTCGCATCGAGAGACCGGCCTGTTGGGCGGCGGTTTCCAGTTCCTCGGGTGTCTCGAAAATCTCGATCATAGGTGCAGGCTTGCACAAAAAACCGAGAGGCGCAACATTTTTTCGTTGCACGGGTGCAGCGTATGTGCAAGGGTGCACTGCCGCCGTGCTCCCCGGTTGCCATTCTCCGGCCGGAGCCCTCAACCCCAACTGAGGCAGCGGGCACGGCGGTCGGAGGATCGAATGAGCATCAGCGACGACTTCCGCGACATGATCCACGGGCAGCTCGTGCTGGCCGGCAGCGAGCGCGCGGTCCAAGCAAAGTTCGATCGTGACTGCTTCCGGCTGGAGAAGCGGCGCTACGCCAAACGGCTGCGGGAGATTTGTGCGGAGTTTTCTGAGCAGGCCAAGGGGATTGACCCCGAACGTGCCCTGCAAGCGCTGATCGCCGACCTGGAGCGCGAGTGATGCGCTCCTACCCCGACGACGACGAGAGCTACGGGCAGGGCGAGTGCTCCTGCCGCTACATCGGGCGCGGCGGGAACGACCCGGATGCGTATTGGCGGCTCGACAAGTGGTGCCCGGTGCACGGCCGCGACCCGGACGACGCGCGGGACGAGATGATCGAGAGGGAGCGGGACCGATGACCGACGTTCGCTACCCGCCGCCGCCGTGGCCGGCAGACCTCGCGCAGAGAGAGGCCGAGTGGGAAGAATGCCCCGACTGCCACGGCCGACTGACCGTGAGCCGAACCCATCGGGGCTCGTTGATCGCGCATTGTCCTCGCTGCGTTGGCTGGTTCTTTCCCCGCCGCCGATCGGCCCCCGCGCCGCGGGGTACGCCGTTATGGCTCAACGTGCTCGGCCTGCTCGGCGTCGGCGTGATCGCGCTGGCGGTGGTCGGCCTCGGGTACGCCGCGATTGGAGGATAGGCGATGTTTTGGGTCCCTCCGGTTCTTTCGGGCGCATGCACGTTCGCCGTCGTTCTGGCCGCTAACCTAATGACGGCTGGATACCTAAGAAGCTGCGTCATCGCCGTCTTCATCGGGATCACTTGCGGAGTGTCGCACGCTCTAGGCGAGAACGCTTCTATTGGGAGATAAAGGACATGGCGGAGATCGTGTTTGTTTTAGTTTTGGTGTTCACGCCATCCGCCACCTATCGTGGCGTATCTGCCGTCACTCTTGACGTGGGATCAGAACGCGCATGTCGGACAGCCGGCGATCTTGCGCTGCAACAAAGCCGACGAGTAGAGGGGTATCTGTGTCTTCCGAGAGAACGCTACCTGTCCGTTAAGGAGCATTAAAAGCTATGTCGAGAAACGGCGGGTTAGCTCGCGCAAAGTCGCTTTCGCCAGAGCGGCGGAGCGCTATCGCTTTCCGAGCCGCCACAATACGGTGGTCAGGACAAGCGAAGGACGATCCGTTGCGCAAATGGCCTTCCATTAACGCGCTGCTGCGCCAGATCGACAAGCACAAGAATGCCATTGCCACGCATCGTGACGCACTGCGCGAAATCTACGCTGATCTTGAGGCCATCGTTGAAAGCAGCGATGAGGGGCTTCGATTGCTAGAGGCCGCAGTGGAAGAACTAAGTTCTTACCTATGACGCTTTTATAGTCGATTAAAGGATACATCGGATGAACACCAAGCGCCTGTATGAAATTCTCTCTGAAACAACGATGGAGTTTCGGAAAGGACGTGTATTTGAAGGCACGCCATCGTTGGTCGCGCAAGCCGAAGCGGGCGCAGACGAACTCAAGGGCGGCGGCATTCTGGAAGTCTACGCAATGCCACACGTCGATGAAGCGCCACCCGGCATTGAAAGGGTCGATTTGGAATTTGAGGTTATCGGGGTTGATCGGGCGCTGGCTGAAAAGCGTCGCGGTGAACTCGTTGGCATTTTGAACTCCTACCCCCAGCCTGATCGTTTGGAGGGCGGCCCGTCGTACATCGAGATCGGGGGGGTGATCGGGAGCCAAAGCGCAGCATTCCAGCTTTTCGCTCTCGGCAAAGTGCTTGGGCTTTGGCAAATCATTACGCCGTCGACATTCGGCTTTTCGGGACCAGAGGCTCGCGAAATGGCCGGGCGCGGCCTCATAATGATTTCCGGCTACCCATCCGGCCTAGCCTCTATACGTCGGTAACGGGGAGAAAGGTTAATGGAGCCGCGCAACGAGCCGCTGTACGAGCCGCCACCGCCTGAGACGGGGCGCGAGATCGCTACAGCCGAAGGCCCGCGCTCCCTGCTGAGTGCGATCGTCGAGCTTGCGCGCGATCCGAACATGGACGTGGCGAAGCTCGACGCGCTGATGCAGATGCAGGAGCGCATGGAGCGCCGGCAGGCCGAGATCGCGTTCACGCGGGCGCTTGCCGAGTTTCCCACCATCCGCGTGAAGAAGAACGGACGGGTCGATCTTGGGGCCAAAGGCTCCTACGCCTTCGCGCGTTGGGAGGACATCGACAAGATCATCGGCCCACTGCTGCATGAGCACGGGTTCCGGCTGACCTTCGATTCGCAGCCGCGTCCGGGCGACGGCGGCGGTCTCATCATCACGGGCACGCTGCTGCATCGCGACGGGCACAGTAGGTCCGCGTCGATGCCCCTACCGCTCGACAGCGGGCAAGGTCGCAACAACCTGCAAGCCAACGGCTCGACCCTCAGCTACGGGAAGCGCTATTGCGCCGAGATGCTGCTGAACATCGTGCGCGAGGGCGAGGACAACGACGGTGCCGGCAGCACCGAACCGATTGACGCCGAGAGCGTGAAGCGCCTCAACGATCTGATCGTCGAGACGAAAAGCGACTTCAACGGCTTCCTCAAATTTATGGGCGTGAAGGGGTTGCCCGAGATCATGCAGAAGGACTACGCGACCGCCGTCAACGCTCTGCTGGCAAAACGCGCCAGAAAGACCGAATAGCATGAAAATCTTCAACGTTGAACCGGGGAGCGGTGAATGGTTGCGGGTCAGATTGGGCCTGCCAACCGCGAGCATGTTCCATCGCCTGTTGACGCCGGCCAAGCTGGAATACAGCAAGCAGGCCCGTGCCTATGCGATCTATCTCGTGGCCGAGAAGCTGCTGAACACATCGCTGTCACCCTTGGAACAGACCGAATGGATGTCGCGGGGCAACGAACTTGAGCCGCAGGCGATCCGCGCCTACGAGTTTCAGGAGGAGGCCGAGACCGCGCCGGTGGGCTTCATCACCGACGACGCGATGACGATGGGGGCAACCCCCGATCGCCTGCTGGTGGGCGTTCCGGCCGCGCTTGAGGTCAAGTGCCCGGCGCCGCATACGCACCTTGGCTACCTAATCGACGGATTTGGCAGCGATTACGTGGCCCAGGCGCAGGGGCAGAACCTCGTCGGCGAGTTTGAGTACGTGGATCGCTATTCGTGGCATCCCGAGCTTCCCGCCTGCCGCGTGCGGACCTATCGGGACGACAATTTCATCCACGCGCTCCAACGGGCTATCGACCGCTTCAACGAGGAGAAGCACGAGATCGAGGAGAAGGTGCGGGCGATGGGATACTTCGAGGAGCGCAAGCGGTTGCTCACGGCGGTTGATGATCTGGTCGCGCAGGAGGACCGGGGATGACTATTGGTGGTGTGACGGTTCAAGAGCGTCCGGTTGGAAGCCTCATTTTTATGGTTGGTGGCGGTCACACCGTTCTTACGTTCAAACCCGGCGTCGATGGCGGCTTGCCGACCATTGAGTTTGGTCCGTATAGCAATGAGTTTAACGCGCGGGGCGTCTTATACGTGTTGACCGAGATGGCGCGGCGCTACGGGATTGACGTGGTGCAGGTGCCCGACCCAAGCAAGCTCTAGCTTCTATATGCGGATAAAGGCTATGCCCATTTCCAGGGAACAAGCTGAAGCGGCGGCAACGGTTGCTTATGGCTACGCGGAAGGCTACGTCACGCAAACGGGTTAGCTTCTAAGCGGTAATAGAGGACAGGAAGATGACCGACCCGTCACCAAAGGCGCTGAAAGCGGCCCGCGAGTGGTTGAGCGGCGGCCCGCCGCGGACACACCGAGACGACGTTTCTCTTGCCCTCGCCCTCGACGAGTTCGCCCGCCTGATTGTTGAGCGAGAGCGTGGTAAAGGACTTGCTCAAGATGATCGCGGGAGACTTTTGCCATGACCGACCCCCAGCGCTCCGGCGCTGACGGCCTTATCGCTCGGCTTGAGGCCGCGACCGAGGGGAGCCGCGAATTGGATGCCATGATTCATGTAGAAGTCGCGTGGCTGCCGGGGACGTTGAGCAAAGAAGAACGTGCTGCCGTATTAGAGAACTGTGTGCGGAAACCAGTGGCCTGCGACGGGTGCGGCCGTAGCGAGTCGCGCTGCCCGCCGTACACGACCTCGCTTGACGCGGCGCTGACGCTCGTGCCGGAAATCGCAACAACGGCATGGTCTATCAGCCAAAACCCAGACCGTAATAACCCCGGCCCCTGTGGCGTAGTAATGCCCGATATAACTTCCGTTTTTACCCGCGACGGAGAAGCGTTCGCCGCTACGCCTGCGCTCGCCCTCTGCATCGCGGCACTCAAAGCACGGAGTCAGCCATGACCGGCGCGGGCGACGAGCGGCTGGCGGTTGAGAGCGCTCGCGCGTGGATTGCTGATGCCGATGCGCGGCAACTTGATCCGCGCGCCGTGAGGCAAAGTCCATACGAGATGGACAGGACGCGCTCCCTACTTGCCGCTTATGACACCTGCGCACGGCAACGCGACGAAGCCCGCGCCGAGATCGCCCGCCTCCGCGCCCTCGCCGGCCGGCTCGAACAGAAGGAGTAGCTAAAAATGACATTCCTTTGGGTTCTCATTGTAACAACAAACATTTATGGCTATCCGTCGCAAAGTGGTTTTGAGGGGGGCCGTGATCCCTCGGCACCATATATTGGCGTGGCAATGCCATCGTATGAGGCGTGCTTTGAGGCGCAGAAGATCAACCCTGATTCCGAATGCCGTCCAATACCAAGCATCAAATAACGACAAAGCCAAAATGAACTTCCAACCCATCGCCCACTACGACGTGCATCTGCTCGCCGCGAGCCTCGTCACCCGCGACGGCCTGTGGCGGGACGCGCCTGAGCCGGGCCGCAAGCTGCTGCAAGTCCGCTTCCCGCGAGCCGGCACGAGCGACAGCGAAGACACAATCGCGTGGGCGATCGGGACCAACACCACGCGCCGGCAATGGCCCGAGCTGCACAACCTTATCGGCCGCATGAAGCGCGACAGCGAGGCGCGGATCGGTGCCGAGATCGAGATGGGGCGGCAGTACCTCGAAATGCTCGACCGGGGCGCACGGCTTGAGTGGCATGCCGAGGATGGGCCATATTTCGAGCGCTACGCCCGCTCGCTGATCCCGCTGCGCACGAACCCGCATACGCTGCTGATCGCCGGCTGCGAGGTAGCCTCGCCTGGGCATGGCTGGCTGACGTGGATGAACGTGCGGGCGCCGTGCGCGGCAATCAACATGGGCGATTGCCCGCTGGTGATGCTGGTGATCGACAGCCGCAGGAAGGAGAAAACCGATGCCTGAGAAGCAGCCTCTCGTCGCCTACTCCGTCGCTCTCTCCTACGGGACGGGGGCGTACGGGACAGGCGCTCTAATCGTCAATACCATCGTTGCCCCCTCGCCCGAGGCCGCGGTCGCGATGATGACCGACATGCTCTACCGCCAGCGGATACCGACTGACACGCTGACCTGCGTTGCCGTGGTGCCGATGACGCTGGAATGGCTGCGCTGGGCCACCCGCGCGGTCGAGAGCGGCGATCCCAACGGCGGGCGCGTGCTGTCGCTGGTGCAGCCGCCGCCTGCGGCCTAGGCGTACCGCAAGCCCATCGCGTAGCCGTGCGCGTTCAGCTTGTCGATCTCCCCCCGTAACCGCGTCCCAATGTCTTGGCGGTAGAAAGGCGATGCTGGAATGCTCAACCGCTCGATGGCCCGCAGCGCCTTGCCGCGAGCCTCGACGACCGTCTCGCCCGTGCCGCTGGCGATCAGCACATAATCCCCCGCCGTCTCAAGCGCATCCTTTCCCTGCTTGACCTCAGCAAAATGCAATCGGGGCAGCAGGGCGGGCGTAATCCCATGAATGGGGATGCCGACCACCTGCTCGTAGTCGGCCACCGGCCCGGGGAATGGCGGTAGCGCCAGCACGATACCTACCGCGACCTCGTTCATTCGATGCGCGTGCTTCGGCGGGCGTCCTTCGGCAAGCCCCGCCAGAAACTCGATGAAATCGCCCTCGACCAGCGCTTGCTCGATGCCGCAAGCAGGCCAACCGCACCTGGCCGTCCATTCGAGCGGCCACGCCGCGCCGTCCTCGTCGATGATCGTGTTGCAATCCATGCAGCCGACGAACCCGGTGCGGCTCAGCATGTCCTCGACGGGCTTCAGCACCTTGTCGGCGAGCTTAGACCGTGACACAAAACGCATCACGGTCCCCATCTCGCCGGTGTTCGGCCCGATGTCGCCGGCGCACAACCTTTTGTGCTCGTGGTTTTCCTCCCATTCGCCGGTAAAGCCAGCGGGGCCAAACCAGCATCCGACGCCCAATTCGACGCCCTTGATTGGCTCTTGAAGGATGAACGTGCCCTTCGGCCGGCCGTGCCGCCGCTTGAACTGGCGCAGCATGTAGGCCGGGTCTTCGTCAACCCCGCTCTTGCACGACAGCGCCTTGTCGGCGTCGGGCCAGCACGGCTTGGAATAAAACGGGTGCCCCACCTTCTCGATGAAGGCAATGGCTGAATCGTAATCGGTGAACTCGCGGACGGGCGGGATGGCAATGCCGGCACGCTTGAAGATCGCCATGCCGTGCAGCCGGTCGTTCTCCCAAGCGGCGCTTTCCGGCGTGCCGCCGATCCAGGGGACGCCGCGCGCTGTGCAGCGGCGCTGGATTTCCAGCATCGGCAGGTCATTCGATCCGAGGATGGCAAGGTCGCACCAGCCGATTGATTCCCGCCAGTCTCCGACGCGCGTTACGAGGCCGGTGCCGACCGGGCACTTGCGCGCGTCCCACCCCTGGCAGAAGTACCGCACGTCGTGACCGTGCGCTTGTGCTCGCAGCATGAGATCGAGCAAGCCGTCCGGGGTCTTTTCGATCCCGAGAACCCGCATCACGGCCCGCCGACGCTGTGCCTCGGCTCCCGCGCGGGCGGCTCGATGTAGTCGCCGTCCGGGTAGCGCCTTGGCGGCGACGGGGGCGGCTGCGGAAAGCCGCGTGATGGTAGCGGCGGCATGGCCGGCCCGCCTTGTGACGGCGCCGCTGCCCCGCTACCGAGCATCCTGAGCCCCATCGCGCCCTGATCCGGCGGCTGGCCATAGCGCCCCATGCTCGGCGATCCCACCTCCTTCATCGCCTCGCGCCGCTGGAACATGCGCATTATCGCCCGGTTCGGATCGTTGAGATACCGCACGGCGTGTTTTGAAATCTGCGCGGCGGCCCCGCTTGCGAGCATCTTTGGATTGACCGTCGCCAAACCCATGAGGATCTGGTGCGTCGTCGCGACATCGGCCATGCGGTTGAGCAATCCAGGCTTCTTCGCCAGTTCACGGCTCGCCGCCTTGGTCACGTCATCCTCGATTGAGCGCAGCGCACCGTACTGATGCTTGAACGCCTGATAGCCAGGGGTGGTCGCGTTTGAGATCGCCGAATCCAGCAGCTCTCGGTGCATCGTGGCGATCGGCTCAAAGACATCGCCTTGCGCCTTCATCTTGTTCTCGTAGTATGAGCGCCATTCGCCGTTGATGAGTTTGATTCGTTTCTGCATCTGCAACGGCGTCTCGACCCCTATCTTTTCAAGGTCATCGGCCTTGCGCAGCAACTTGGCGGCCCAATCGGGATGTTCCGAGGCAACCACCGGATCGCGACCGATTTCTCGATATTTAGCCACGATCGGCGACAGCGGGATCACGACCCCCATCTCCCCGGTCTGCCGGGCGAGCGCATCGTACTTCTGGAAAAGCTGCGACTTGATCTGGTCAATCGAGTCGGAAAACTGTCGCAAGGTCCGCGGAAGCATGCCCGGCCGCTCTGCGTTACCGGCCGCGTCGGTCAGCTTCAGCGTGTTCTTGTTCTCGATAATCTGGTCAATAGCCGTGATGATACGCCGGTCCTGCTCATCCAGCCTTGGCGCGCTCTTTCGTCCCTTGAGGCCGGGGTTAATCGCCTGCCGGTACTGCTGCGAAATCGCGCGATCCACCGCCCCGGGGTTGTTCTCGGCAATCGCGGAACCAAGAGTGGACGGCTCAGGGGCCGGTGCAGGCGTCGGCTCAGGCCGTGGCAACGGCTCAACCCGACCGCCGCCAGCCTGTGCGATCTGCTCAGGCGTCTTTGGCCCGCCGTAGATGCCCTTACCGCCGCCCCTGACATCGCCCATGACGCCACGCGCGCCGGCGAGCATGGACGGTGCTTCAGCCGCCTCCGTGGTCAACCCTCGCGCTGGGCCGCCGCCTGCCATCAGCATTGCGGTCCCGAGGCCCTGCGCCGGCGACTGCGGCCCCGGCTGCTTCTCGCCCGTCAGGTACTGCCCCGGCGTCTTGATGGCTTCCCACAGCGATTCGCCGATGCCGCGCGCCGCCGAGCCGAGCATGCGCCCACCGAAGCCGGAACGGCCGCCGGCAAATTTCGATGCGCGGCCCTCGGGGATGCCCTTGCCTTCGACGCCAGCGGCGACGCCCGAGCCGAAATTCTTGATCCCCTGCCAGATTTCGTCACCGATGCCTTGCGCGGGTGCGGCCGCCGGTCCAGATGGTTTGATTGTGTATCCCGGCGGCAGCCCACCAGCGGCAGGCTTGATTGTATACCCTTCGGGCAAATCACTCATTGCGCCGGCACCCACGTACCACCGCGATAGACCAGATCGGGCTTGCCCGGTGCGGTCGCGATGTCACCTTCCTTCGGGCCGGTAGGTGCCGCGTCTTGCTGTTGCTCCACCACCCGGTTCTTTTCGACGAACGACCTAAACGTGTCCTGATCGCCAGCTTTCTCACGGAATGCAAGAACCTCGGCCGGCGTCCACGGAATCGCTTTGGTGATCGACTCGCGCATCGCCTTGGCGTAATCCTTCTGTTGCGCGCCGACCCAATCGGTGTTGACGACCCCCTCCAAGGCATTGTCAACGGTCTGCCGCATACGGGCGAGATTGTAGAGTTTCACGAGATTGGTCTGGCCCGGCTTCAGCGAGAGAGCGCCGAAACTTTGCGCCGCCCACTTTCCCCCGTAGACAGGCGAAGTCACAATCGACAATTCCCGCTCAAGATTCGCAAGAGCGCTATTCGTCAACTGCGCGTCCTCGTCGGTCAGCGTCTCGGCAAGATTCTCTTTCAAAGCGTCCAGCAATCCAGGCCCCTGCTGCCTTCCGCCGAAGATGCCTCGGTTAGTGGAAATCGGCATTTTGGAAACATTTTCGAGGTCGGACTGGATTTCACGCGCAGCGATGATCTGGCGCTGCACCTGAGCGCCGCTGCGCCCCGCGCCGCCTGCGGCCCCCTTGCCGGTGTCCTCAACGCGATCAGAAACAATCGGCTCTCCGGTGGCTGAGTTAACCCACCCGGTCGGCGTCATCTTCGCCGATCCCTCGAATACCTTCTCGCCGTCCTTGAACGCGACGATGTTGTGCGGCTGGCTCTCCCCTCCCTTCGTGCCAATGACGTGCGCGCCCCCCGGTAGCGTGATCGGCTGCGCTTCGTTGCTGCCAGGCCGTACCCGCATCGGACCCTTGTCGGTTTCAAGGATCGTGCCCGGTTCCTCCGCGCGCTTACGCTGCTCGTCGGAGAGTTTGTTGGCGCGCTCCCAATCCTTGATCTCGGCATCAACCTGCGTCTTGTATTGCTCCCATGCGCGTTTGGCCTTCTCCTGCTCGACCGGGGCGAGACGCGCCCTCTCGTCGTTGTAGATTTTCAGCTTCACGGCCCCCGGCAGGTTCGGGTACGCCTGGTCGATCTTTTGGGCGAGCGCCGTGTCGCTCATCTTGCCATTGACATCGGGCGGGATGATCGCGTTGAGCCGCTTGCGCAGATCGCCCGCCGAGGGGACCGTGGCCGGCGCTTGTGGCTGTTCCGCGCTGGGCGCCCCCGGCTGGCCATCGGGGCCGGGAGAACCGGAAGCGCCCACTTCGGCATTGTCATTTTGTCCGACGATGCCT